TGTTTCATGCTCAGACTTAAGATACCATAAGTATCCACTTGCTCCGTCTTCAGTTGTAATTTCAATCCATCCAATCTGAGCCATGTCAGATCCAGATACGTTATAAGTATCTTTAATGATGATAGGCTTATTTTCAAAGATGAAATCATTTGATTCAAGAGAACCTTGCATTCCTGCAGTTCCTTTTCTAAATTCAGATCCATAGATAAATACAGTAACATCTGAATTACCAAATCCTGTTCCTATAGTTGAGATACCGGCTGCTTCATAAAAGTCAGCTGTAAACCGTCCTCTACCACCACCAGCATTGTCAACTGCACTAACAACCGCTTTGTTTGAACCTGATCCATCGTTTTGAACAATTACAAGAGTTTGTCCTACTCGAATAACTTGATTAGCCGCTGTTGGGTCAAGCACGTCATTTACTTGAAATATAACTTGATTTCTAGGTAAGGCTGCATTAGTGTACCCTACTTGAGTGTATTTAGTATGTAATCTACCTTGCTCAGCCCATTTGATAAGGTCAGAGTTAGTAGGCATCTCAGCACCTACCATACGGAGGAATGAAGAGATTGTTCTGTTACCATAACGCTCGAATTCTTTTTCGTAAGTGTCTGGTAAATATTGATTTAACCAATTGAAATCTGCATTGGTTAGATAATTTTGTGCTGTTGGAGTTCTCTCTGAACTCGGGGTTAGCGCAAACGTTGGTGCGGCTTTTACTTGTCCTGCCATGATTATAAGTTTTTAATTAATATTAAGTTCTTTTTATACTTCTAATTTTTAGTCCATTGCTCGAAGGCGTTGAAACTGATTTAACTTGCATTCCTCCTTGTGTTGAAACTTCTGGTGCACTACGCTCACTCATATTTATATTTTTTGTTTTGCGTATCACATCTTCCGTTGCATTTGATTGACCCTGTTCGTAAAAGAACTGAGCAAATTTTTCCGGATTCATTGCTATAGCTAAAGAGCGATGGTATCCCTCTGCGTCTTTAAGCATACCCGATTCATCTAAGAATTTATTTACAAAATTCATAGGCGTTTCTTGAGCTTTTCTTAACTCAGAAGCATTGCCTGGAGAAAAAGTTATATCGGACTCGTCAACTTTAAATTTAAAACCTTTAAATTCACTGCTAAAGACTTCGTCACTTTTCTTCGAAAACCAATTAGATTTACGATCACTTTCTTCTTTCTGCGTTTTAGCTTCATTCACATATTGCTTGTAAGCTTTAAATTCTTCATTCTGAGAGGCTGAACTTTCTCTTGACTCAAGAGGCTGTCTATACACTTCCTGTTGTTCTCTGAAGAACTTTTTTGCTTTAGCAATAATTTTTTTCTTTGCTAACCTTATTTTTTTAACATCTGCAGGATCATCCAGTTCCTCATCAAACTCATAATCTTCCATTATGGATTCGATATCTTCAGGATCTAAACCTTCCTCGGTTATAGTTAAATACTCTTTTAGCAAAGAGTCAGGATTCATTTGGGAAAAGTCTTGCTGTAGCTTGACGTATTCTTCCAAACTTCTTCCTGTTTCTTTTTTGTACTTAAAGTAAGCAGCCACATCTTCGGGAAGGGTCTCTGACTCTTCTCTTTCAGCTGTCAATTCTTCTAAAGAATTTATTTGCTTACCATATCTTTTTTCAATAAACGAAAGAACTTGTTCTTCATTTAATTCTAAAAGCTCAGGATCTTTTTTAAGTTCCTCTACAATGCTTTCTTCGGATTTTATTTCAGGCTCCGAAACTTCAACAGAATCTACCTGTTCTTTTTTGTCATCATCAAACTCAAGTTTTTGTTGAGCCTCATGCTTGTCTAATAATTCTTGCTCTATCTGTTGTTTAGACTTTTCTACAACGTCAGTAACTTCTCTTACTTGCATTTCCATTTGATTTGATTTGATTTATTACAAAATTACTAAAAAAACAAATACGTTTTTACCTACCTAGGATTGAACTCCGCTAAGTCAAACCCATCCATTGAGTCTTCATTAGATTCAAAACTTTTAGGTGGTAAATTATTCTTTCTTTGATTAATTAGCTGTGATTGTTCTGTGTTTTGCTGACTAATTCTATTCTTCTTAGCGTCTTCTCTTGCCCCTTCTCTAGATGACAATGCAGTTTCAGTAATATTGTTAAGTTCTTGATTATAAGCAAACTCCTGCTTCATAAGAATAGCTTTAAGATTAGCTTCATTGTTTTGTTTTTCAATTTCAAAAGCTATCTCAGCTTGTTTTATTTTTATTTGAGCTTGAGTCTCAAGTTCTATTTTTTGAATTGCAACTTGAGCTGCCATCTCTTGTGACTTTAATTGCTGTTGAGCAGTCATCGCTTGTTGCTGCATTTGCATCTTTTCTTCTTGCTCTTGCTTAGCCTTACGTTTAACCTTTAATAATTGATTTGCTAATTTTATATTTTTAATCTCACGTATATCTATAGCATCTTCAAGATTTATATCAGATTTAGATAATGCCATTTGTATATTTTGCTCTAGCATTGCTTTTTGTTCCTCGTCTGGTGATAGCTCTATAAATACCCCGAAGTCATAAATATATAATTCACTTATTTCGCCTAGTATACTTACATTATATTTACCTATTTTATTAATAAAGTCTTCTTTAAAATCGGCATACTCTAAAATATCAGCCACCCTATACGTTAACGCTTCAGCTAACGTTCGATATATGTAAAGACTTCCATCTAATATATGTCGGGTAGCTGTATTTGAGCTTAAAGCTGCTAATTTCTGAACACCAACTAAAGCATCGGGATTAGGTGTAGAACCATCTCTTGCTTCATTAAGACCAGTTACTGAACGTATCATATCTAGGTAATGATTGTAATTAGATAAAAGCATCTGTGTTTTAGAGGCTCCTGAATTACCTGTAAGCTGTTGAATGGGAACTCTTCCCTGATTGTACTCACCGTCTTGAGTATAGCTACGACCTATAACACTACCTGTTTGAAAATACAAACGTAATGCGTCTTCTGGATTATATGCTGCCCCTGTTCCTAAGTCAACCTCATTTAAACCATCTGCATCAATATAAACCCCATCAGGAACTACTTTAGCAATTACTTGCTGTAGCTTTAAATGTGTTATCTGTATAAGATCCGCAAAAGGAATCATTCGTCGGACTAAAGATTCAATAACACCCTTGTACATTCTTGGTGCTACTGCTACATAATTAGGTAATGCATGCTGCGATGAAGACTTAGGTCTAACCATATTCTTTGCAAGTTCCCATTTAAGCACAATGTTAGTTCCCATAACCATTACACCATCATACCATACATCGATAGTTTTTTCAATCTTTTCAAAGTTTCCTTCTTCAAGCATTTCTTCTGGAGGATTAAAGGTATCGTCCTTTTCTATCATCCTAGTTACACCACCTTCATTTATTTTTTTCTTGTAAACTATTTTTTTTGTTGTCTTGTAGTTGAAATACATTAACGTACAAGTGTCTCGATAAAATATATCATTTTCAGAATATTGTGCAGTATTAAAGTAATCATACCAGCTTTGACCGTATCTAGATATTTCTTCTAACTGTTCATTAGTTAACGTTGGATCAATTTTTACTAGTTCACTTATACCCACTGTTTTTATCTCACCCCAGTAGAAACAATCTTTAAAAAAAGGATCTTCAGTATAACTATATATAACATTAGCAGGATCTACATACGATACTTGAACTCCAGAACCGGGAAGAAACTCGTGCTTAGCCATACCAACTCCTATAACCATCTGATCATAGTCTATTCTTTTTCTAGTATCTTGATAATGATTTTCAGAAAACATGGTATCAATTGCTTCTTCTTCCGCAATTTCTATTGCAGGTTTATAATTAAGATTCATGTATAATGAAAGTTCCTCATCAGTTGAAGGCAATTCATCAGGATCTACAGTAAAAGGATCAAAACCTGTTTTTTCTTTTACCGTTGTAAGTATGTCCTTAGCCGCCATCTGACCCTCAATCATATCTTGATACTTACTTCTTTTCGATTGAGACAATGCATCTTGAGCATAAGCCTTAACCTTAAATATTCTATCAGACATGCCGTTAACAACAACGTCTACAAACTTTGGAAGTATAGGAACCGGAGTCCAGTCAAGGTTTAAATAAGACAAATCACCATCTATAGATAATTCGTTCTTATATTTAGCAACCGACTGTTCACCCCTAGCATATAGACGCAATCTATTAAAATCTCTCCACTGACTGTGGTATCTAGATCCGCTAGAATCTTTTCTGAACCACTCGTACTGTATCGCTTGACCTATCTGTAGACCGAATTGATCGGAGGCTTTTTCTGAGTCTGATACAAACTGACTAGGAAAACCTACAGATGAAATATTTATATTAACGTCTTTCATCTATTTTATTAATTCACTATAAACTCCATTATTAGTATATCTTGCAAAGTTAAGATTTATTTTGGTTTGTTTTTGATCAGGCAAATACAGATTCTTTTGATTAGCCATAACCGCTAAACCTGAGCTAATACTAGCATCAAACTTTGTTCTATTATTAATATCAAACCTTGACCACTCCTCCAAGGTACGCATAAAATACATGGTTCCCATTTCAGAAACATCTCGGTAAGCCCCATCTAAATCTAGGCCTACATATTTTTCTATATACGACTCAATAGCTGCTGCATGTGACTGCTTAACATCCTCTGATGTATTCGGTATACCTCCTAATTCTTTTTCTGTTTTAGATAGTTTGTTGAAATGACGATCAGGTCTATTCACACTATAGCCCCTATACCCTCTGTTTTTAAAGTGATACAAAAGCCTTGGCTTATTGTTCTCTACAAGTATCGGCATACTATAAAAAATACACGCCATTAATACTTCTTCAAAAAATATCTCTGCCGTCTGTGGCCTAGCAACGTACTCTAGAAAAAACTCATTACTCGGAGCTTGCTCCATATTAAATTTAGTAAGTCCATGCAACGCACCGTTAGATCCTCTTCCTCCTACCGTTCCAGATATATCATAAGAGTCACAGCCAAACGCACCTATATGTTCATTTAGAGGATAGAAGACTCCATTTTTAGTCTGCTTTCTATTTGTCAAAGATTTATTAGGAGTCCACGATACCTTAAATCTACCGTTAGGATCAGGAGTGAATATAACTTCAGTATCTTTTACTCCGTCTTTCCAATAAAACTTACCTGTAGTTACGTGCTGATTTATGATAAGCGAATCATTATAATCTATCTGTTGATATATTTTACTTAAATTAAATAAAGAAGATTTGCTTTCATCTCTAAACGCATGCGATACACTTCTAGGAAACTGACGGTAAAATTCATTTAATGCATCTGGATCTTTTTTAAGCGAATCAACTTCAGCTTGCCAGTAATCAATTGCACCATTAAGGATCATTTCTCCATCAACTCCAAGCACAGGTTTCTCAGGCTTGTAAAATACAGGCATCCCATACTTATCTATAAAACCTTCCATGTTCCACTCCATAGGAATAAACAAAGAATACATACCACTTTTAGTTTGACCATTTGAATTACGTGTAGATAAATCAGAGTCTTCAAACAACTTTTTAAAATTAGATCCTCCTTTATTTAAAGCATTAGAAGTAGAACCCATCATACACTTGCCTATTATCTTACTACCTAACCTCAAGCAAGTCTTAGTTACGCGCCAATTATTTAATATGTTATTAGGCTTTAGCCATTTTCCACTCTCATCATGAACTAATAAAAGTAATTTTTCACCATCATAGGAGTTTTCATCTGTATTCTTCCAGTCAATAGTGGTATCTAAACCGTAGAGCTCATCATCCACAGTATCATACATATTTTTTTTAGTAATCTTAGAGGCAGGTATACGAAATGCTAATTCTGTTTTTGGCTTATCCATACCATCCTGAATAGGTTTAAAAAAGAATGGTAACCTATTCGCAATAGGAACTACCTTATCGGTAAACATCTTCTTAGCATCAGACCCAGTCTTAGATAGTATGCCTACTCTAGAGTCTTTTACTAAAGTGCCCGTGTTAACGCATTCTGACGATCCCATGAATGAAAATCCAGAACGTCTTATTTTTAAATAGTCCATTCCAAAACATCTCTTGTCAGCCTTACAAGCTTCCCAGTAAATAAAAAATATTCTATTAGCCTCTCTAAAGTCTGGATATCCAATATCAATACTTGTCCACTGTAAATACATGTAGTGAGATCCAGTCATATAAGTTCGAATACCGTTGTTATAAAACCAAAAGCCTAGCTCTCTCCTGTCAAATTCTTTTTCTATGTAGTCAACCCACTTATCTTTAAACAAAGATGACATTTCATTCCATTGAAATATAGAATTAATTCGTGATAGCTGCTTTGGTATAGATTCTCTTTCCCAATACTGATCAACTTTAGAATCAGATCGTTTATGTATTTCCTTGGGTTGCATCGGTAGACCGATATATAAACCATTAACTTCTATTACCTGATCAATTTGACCTGTTTTAGAAATAACAACTAGCTTATACTTTTCATTATATCCGTAAAGCCATGATCGATTATTATTCTTATTCTTTAGAACTCCAGAAGGAATAAAATCTTTTACATTACTATATATTTTATTTTGATCTTCTTTCTGCAAAGCCTTGTTTTGTTTGAGGTTTATCTTTATTAACTGACATATTTATATTCTCTTGCTCTGTATCAATCTTATTAAGAATCTCAAACGCATCGAATATAGCTAATTTTTTAGTGGCTGCCGCATTCTTCAATCTATCTGCAGCTAGCTCATCTTCCGGATCATGCTTTATTATATCCTCCTTTGCAACTTTTATTAATTGCTCAACAGCTTTTTTACCTGCTTGTATTATTTGTAGTTTTAATAAATCTGAACTCATAGCATCATTGTTATTTGATGATCAAACATTCTATATAGCTTCTCACCATCTACTTCAAATTCATACTCACTATCTGGTTTAAAAACTATTTTTTGTCCACGCTCCACTCCCTTAGATAATAAATATTTATTTGGATAAGCCATCTCTCCCATAAGAGGCTCTTCATTTCCTCTTTTAAATATAGAAGACTCTTGTTTTTTCATGGGTTTAACAAAGCAATAACGGTCATGGCTATGCCACTCATCATCTTGATTGTACATATAGAATTGATCATTGTCTATAAAAAACAAATCATCTTTAAAATAACTTTTACCACTCTGCTGCCTACCCTTCATGTCATTATAAAACTTAAACACATTGTGATGTACCAACAGAGTATCATCTATTTTAATAGGTCCATTATAATTAAGAGGTAACTCTTGTACTATTCCTTTTCTGTTTGAAAACTTATAATCTTCTTCTGAGGAACTCGTTATAACATCTAAACCTCCTATATTTTTTGTGTTATTATATCGCTTTCCTTCTAAAGGCTTAACGATAAAGTAAAAAGGAGATCTCATTAAAAATTAATGTTATACTCTATTGACACGGGCATCTTAGAGCCAAACTCTTTCCATAACAATATCTCGTCACTTCTTTGAATCCATATTTTAAAAGAGTTATTTCCAGGGTCGTGTTGTATGAGATGTATAAAATACTGACCGTTTAAAATTTCCTGACCCACTAAGTAGTGCATCGCTCCAGACTTAAAATCTGGTCCAACAGAAATTTTCCTTATATCCATTTGATTTGATTTAATTTGAATATAAAGATACAAATATTTTTACGCCTCTATTTGATTAGCTGTTTTTGGAGGGAAATTTAACTCCTATTTTATCTGCCGTTCTCGCTCCGAAGTATCCGCAAAGCACCCACGTAACTAGACTTGCCGTATCCTCAGTATCTAAGCCCATGAACCATCCGCCCACATATGCCATTACTAATACCGCAAGAGTTAGAGGTCTAATATTACGAGCTAACCAACTTTGACTGTTTGAATCTGCCACCCATCTTTGAGTGACTCCATCTATTTCTGCTCGTTCTATTTTTAATTTTTCTAAAGCAATCTTCTTATCCCCTTCAGAGAGTTCTGTATTTCCACTAATAAGCTCTGAAATAACATTGCCTGGAAGTATAGCGTCCCCTACAATTCCTAGGATCGATGGCGCTTTCTCAATAAGAAATTTGCCTACTCTTGTTTCTTTAAAAGGTTTTTTTGTTTTGCTCATGCCACTCTGTATGATGTGCGTCCTTTAATCTTTTCAGCAATCAAAATTCTTTTTCTATTCTCTTCTTGCGACACGTAGCTAACGTGTACCCAGTTGGGATTAGTAGAGTCTCCAAACTCCCATATCATTTGATCAAAGCTTAAATTATCTTTTATGTAATTAAACATTTCCGCGTTGGTCTTATGACCAAAAGTATCGTCCAGGTCAATGGCTCTACCCTGACAGTGCTGGCTAGATTTGCTTCCGCCTATAGCGGTATTTAAATCTTCAGATCTAAACATGCTATTAATTTTTATGGGTCCACCTACATATTCTCTAAGAGGCTCGAAAATATGAGTAGCAATACCAACCATATTAGAAACTTGATAATCATTCGGATTGTTTTTTAGATTCAACCGAAGGGCTGTATTAGAGTGTACAGCTTCTTTGTGCGTTATATGTTTACTTATTCTTTCCATACATTATATACCATTTGTGCAGAGTATATCCTATGGCGATAATGGTAGCAATAATCTTTAGGGCCACATCTAAATTTGTCATTGATGTAGCTACAGCTCCTATGTTTAGAGCATAGATTTTTAAGTCAGTCAATGTTTCTGTTTTTAGATTTAACATATATATAGTTTACTTGAATGTCACCTACTGTGGTGTCTTGCACGTAATTCATTTCTTGTTTGATTTTTTACCTGATCTATTCTGCCCTTTCATTGCACCGGGGACATCTCCGATTTGATTGCCTACTTCCTTAATAGCCTTAGTAACGTCTCTAAGCTCTTCTCCGACACGATCAACTCTTTTTGATACATCAGCCTTCATCTTATCAAACTTCTTCTCTAGGATGTCTGGAATCATATTGTTGTTCGTGTCTTTAGTAAGACCTTTTTTTGTAAGCCATATTGCGGCTATGTTTATTAAGATCAGTAAAACTATTAGTCCGATTAAAATTGTTATTGTCATAGTATTGTTATTTGTATATATTCCATTATGCTATTGCTAAATAAATGTATTTTACACCGGATGTATTAAATCCATAAGAAGCTGTACCGACTTTAGGTTGGAATCCTTTTGTTGCCCCAGTTAAAAAATCTAAATCATAATTTCCTTGTGATTGTTCTGCAATATCTAAATCAGGATATAATCTTTTATTTCTTGGATTTGAAGTGCTTCTTACGTTATCATATAT